AGGCGGATTTATTTCGTTGGACAGCGACGAAAAAGACAACGGAATTTTGTATAGAGCACGGCAACGCGCCGCGTATTACTAAGGACTATAAATGGCTATCGACAAATCCCTTTATCAAACACCCAAGGGTCTGGAACAAGAAGCTGAAGATATGGGCGCTGAGCCTATTGAGATTGAAATTGTTGACCCGGAAGCAGTAAATATTTCGGCAGACGGTTTTGAAATGTCGATTACTTCGGAAGAAGAGGAAGACCCGGAGTTTTATACAAACCTTGCAGAAGAACTTGATGAAGGCGAATTGCAGAGTATTGCAAGCGATCTAGCCGGCGATATTGATAATGACCTTTCTTCCCGCAAAGACTGGGAAGATTCGTACAAAGAAGGTCTTACGCTACTCGGTTTGAAATACGAAGAGCGTACCGAGCCGTGGCCCGGTGCATGTGGTGTGTTCCACCCCATGATTACTGAAGCGGTTGTTCGCTTTCAAAGCGAAACAATTATGGAGACTTTCCCGGCGAGAGGTCCTGTCCGGACCAAGATAATTGGTAAGCAGACTCCGGAAAAGCAAGAAGCCGCCAGCCGTGTTGAAGAAGACATGAACTACCAGTTGACGGAGAAGATGACTGAGTTCCGTCCTGAACACGAGCGCATGTTGTGGAGTCTGCCGGCTACGGGTTCGGCGTTTAAGAAGGTGTATTACGACCCCAGCCTAGAACGGCAGATATCACTGTTTGTACCTGCAGAGGACGTAATCCTTCCGTATGGTACAACCGAGCTGGCCACCTGTCCGCGTGTTACGCACCGCATGCGTAAAACAAAGAATGAGATTCTTAAACTGCAGGCCGCGGGGTTTTATAAAGATGTTGAGCTTGGCGAGCCGGCTAAGTTTAAAGATGAGATTACCAAGCGCAAAGATGAGGAGACAGGGTTCTCTTCAAACTACGACGACCGCTATGAGATTTATGAAAGCCACGTAGACCTCGACCTGCCGGGCTATGAAGATGTGGACGATGATGGCCACGAGACTGGCATCGGGTTGCCGTACGTTGTGACGATGCTGCGGGGTACGAATCAGATTCTGGCGGTGCGTCGTAACTGGCGAGAAGAAGACCCGCCTAAGCTCAAGCGTCAGCACTTTGTGCACTACCAGTACATCCCCGGCTTCGGGGCGTACGGCTTCGGGTTGTTCCACCTCGTTGGTGGGTTCGCTAAGAGCGCGACTTCTATTATGCGTCAGCTCGTTGATGCGGGTACGCTGGCTAATCTTCCGGGTGGTCTGAAGTCTCGGGGGCTGCGGATTAAGGGGGACGACACGCCGATCGCTCCGGGGGAGTTCCGTGACGTTGATGTAGGTAGTGGGGCGATCAGAGACAACATCCTGCCGCTGCCCTATAAGGAGCCGTCATCTGTACTGGCTGCGCTACTTGATAGGATTGTAGAGGAAGGGCGTAGGTTCGCCGCAACGGCGGACATGAAGGTGTCGGATATGTCGGCACAAGCCCCGGTGGGAACTACGCTGGCAATCCTTGAACGCACGCTAAAGGTTATGTCTGCAGTGCAGGCGCGGGTTCACTACGCGTTCAAGCAAGAGTTGCAGTTGCTGGCGGCGATTATTCGGGACTATACCGATGATTCATATTCATATGAGCCGGACTTTAGCGAAGCGTCGGTAAAGAAAGAAGATTATGAACATGTTGATATTGTTCCAGTTAGTGACCCTAATGCAGCAACGTTGTCACAGCGTGTTGTTCAATATCAGGCGGTTATTCAACTCGCCGCCCAAGCCCCACAAATCTACAACTTACCCGCCCTACACCGGCAGATGCTTGAAGTTCTCGGCATTAAAGATGCGGACAAACTGGTTCCTGTGGATAAGGACAATAAACCCAAAGACCCGATTAGTGAAAACATGGACGCCATTAATGGGAAACCCCTCAAAGCGTTTATGTATCAAGACCATGAAGCCCACATCAAGGTCCATATGGCCGCGATGCAGGACCCGCAGATTCAACAGATGATTGGGCAGAATCCGAAAGCAAACCAGATTATGGGCGCTATGTCTGCGCACATTGCAGAGCATACGGCGTTTGCATACAGAAACAAGATTGAAGAAGCAATGGGTGTTCAGTTGCCCATGCCGGATGAAGAGATGGCTCCGGAAATTGAAGTTCAATTGTCACGTCTGGTCGCGCAAGCAGCGCAGCAGGTTTTGCAAAATAACCAGAATCAGCAAGCGCAAGAACAAGCGGCACAGCAAGCACAGCAGATGGCGGCAGACCCCGTCATTCAGCTGCAGCAAAAAGAGTTGGAGATTAAAGAACGCGAGCAGTCAATGAAAGAACAGAAAGCGATGGCGGATGTACAGCTTGAGCAGCAGCGTTTGGAAATCGAGAAGCAACGTGTCGAGGGAGAGTTGTACGCAAAGGGTATGCAGCTTAGCAGCTCAGTTGTTCAGAAAGACAAAGAGATGCGGGCAAAGCAATATGCCGAGGGCGTACGCATGGGAGTTAATGCGTCAGCTAATTCCAGAAAGGGACCTGCTAAGTGAACGACTATGTAAACGTAAGTCTTTTTAAAAAGTACTTACGCGATGAATTAAACAATTACGCAGACGACGTAGCAACCGGAGCCTGCGCTGATTTTTCTGCATACAAAGAACTGTGTGGGGTGATTCGAGGCTTGGCCCTAGCAGAGCGGTTGCTAATCGACCTCGCTAAAACGGAAAGTTCGGAAGATGACGATTGAAAATACGGAGTCGGTAGTAGAAGAAAAAGAGCCTGTGTACACCCCTGAAGAATCGGCACGGCAACTGCCCGACCCGACCGGATGGAAGATTTTGTGCGCAGTCCCCGCAATTGACGCAAAGTTTGATGGCACCAGTTTGTATCGGCCGGACAGCTTGGCTAAGTTGGAAGAGCACGCTACTACGGTTTTGTTTGTGATGAAGATGGGACCCGACGCGTATAAAGACGACCGTAAGTTTCCCACTGGTCCGTGGTGTGCTGAGGGCGATTTTGTTTTGGTTCGTGCCTATTCGGGTACGCGATTTAAGATTCACGGCAAAGAGTTCCGCCTATTGAACGACGACCAAGTTGAAGCGGTTGTTCAAGACCCCCGCGGAATTACCCGTGCATAAGGAGCAGGAAATGGCAGAGCAAGAAAATTATGAATATGAAGAACCGGGTACAGAAGAAAACTTTGAGGTAGATATTTCAGATGAAGACGATATCGAACTTGAAGTTGTAGACGATACGCCTGAAGAAGACCGAGGTCGTAAGCCGCTTGCAAAGGAAGTGGAAGACCCTACGGATGAAGAAATTGAACAGTACGGTGACAAGGTCAAAGTACGTATTAAAGAATTGACGCATGCCCGGCATGATGAGCGCCGGGCTAAAGAAGCGGCCAATCGGGAAAAAGAAGAAGCTCTTCGTCTTGCTCAACAGATTCTTGATGAAAACAAGAAGCTGAAGGACTACGTTAATAACGGGCATCAGACGTATGCCGAGGCCATTAAAGCCAGAGCAGAAATGGAACTTCAAATTGCGCGAGATAAATTTAAAGCCGCGCAAGAGAGCTACGACTCCGATGAGATTCTTTCGGCACAAGAAACTTTGGCCGAAGCAAAAATGCGGTTTGAGCAAGTTAAGAATTATAACCCCGCCCCTTTACAACAAACAGAATATCCTGTATATAGTGGGCAACAAACAACAGCCGCCCCTCAACCTGACGAACGTACTCTGCGCTGGCAGCAAAGAAACCAGTGGTTCGGAAGTCCGGGGTATGAAGAGCTAACTAGCTTCGCTCTTGGGCTGCATCAAAAACTGGTTAACCAAGGTATTGATCCTAGGAATAATCCAGAAAGTTATTACGAGCGTATTGATGCTCGCATGCGGGAAGTTTTTCCAGAAGTTTTTGGGGGAACAGCTAAAGCGGCGCAACAGGCGAAAAGGCCAGCTACTGTGGTAGCTCCGGCCAATCGTACTTCTAGCGGCAAAAAAGTTCAGCTAACTACTACGCAGCTAGCGCTTGCAAAAAAGTTTGGCCTTACCCCTAAACAGTACGCAGAAGCGTACATGAAGACTATGGAGAATTAATTATGACTACCCGCACCCCTCGCGATATTGATACCCGCGCTACCCAATCCCGTGCAGTGTATGTTCCGCCTAGCACACTGCCCGTGCCGACTCCGCAATCTGGCTATTCGTTTCGTTGGATTGCAACTTCTGTTGCTGGCGTACAAGACCCATCTAATGTGTCTAAAAAAATGCGTGAAGGCTGGGAACCGGTTCGTGCCGAAGACCATCCTGAACTGCAGCTCAAAGGCAACGAGAATGGAAATGTAGAACTAGGCGGATTGATGTTGTGCAAAATGCCAACTCCACAAGTTGAAGCTCGTAACGCATATTACGAACAACATTCCAATGCACAAATGGAATCTGTGGACAACAACTTTTTGCGCAACAGTGACCCCCGCATGCCGATGTTTAGTGAGAAGCGTTCTACTACTAGCAAAGGCAGCGGATTTGGAAACGGAATTAAATAAGGAAACTTATAATGGCTTATCCAATTGTTTCAGCCCCGTATGGGTTTAAGCCGCTCAATCGTCTTGATGGTCTGCCGTATGCCGGTGCCACCCGCAAGATTCCGATTGAGTACGCTTATGCTCAAAACTTGTTCTACGGTGACGTAGTTCAAATCTCTAGTGGTGGTACGGTTATTCGTTCGGCAATGTCTGCCGCTTCGTCGCCGGGCACCGCTGTTGCTGGTACCATCGGTATCTTCTTGGGTTGTTCGTACACCAGCCCGACCACTAGTCAAAAGCTGTTTGCCCAGTATTATCCGGCCAGCCTCGCCGCTAACGATGCAGAAGCTATCGTTGTGGATGACCCCCGCGCTTTGTTCAAGGCCGTGGTCACTGTTCAGGGTACCTCGCTGGCTAACAGCAGCACCACTATTGGCTACCTCAACCCGTACTATGTCGGCTCTAACCTGTATATGGTTGGCGGTGCTGGCGGCGTTTCGGGTAGCACCACCACTGGCAACTCGGCCCAATCGGTTTCGGGTGCGGTGATTACCTCGGGTACCTCTGGTGCGGGCGACCGTGTTACTTCGGCTTTGCCGTGGCGCATGGTTGGTGTCGTTCCGGAAACTGCCGTTACCCTGACCGGTATTGGTAGCACTTCGGGTTCGTCTACCACTGTTACTCTGACCACCCCGGTTACGGGCTTGGTTCCGGGTATGCAACTGATTTGCCCGACTGGCACCGGCACTCTGGTTGGCCAATACGCAACCGTCATTAATGTGTCTACCACCACGCTGACTCTGGACGCCGCAGTTACTTTGGCAGCTAGTTCGGCTCTGACGTTTGTTGGTTTCCCGGAAGTTCTGGTTACTTGGAACGGCAGCTTCCACAGCTATAACAACACGACTGGCGTCTAAGGAGACTAATCATGGCTATTTCTCGTGCCCAGCTACTGAAAGAACTCCTCCCCGGTCTGAACGCTTTGTTCGGTCTGGAATACGCTAAGTATGGTGAGGAGCACAAAGAAATCTACGAAACCGAAACTTCGGAACGTAGCTTTGAAGAAGAAACCAAGCTGTCGGGTTTCTCGGCCGCCCCGGTCAAGAACGAAGGCGCTGCCATTGCATATGACAATGCGCAAGAAGCTTGGACTGCCCGCTATAACCACGAAACCATCGCTTTGGGTTTCTCGCTGACTGAAGAAGCAATTGAAGATAACCTCTACGATTCGCTGTCGGCTCGTTACACCAAGGCTCTGGCCCGCGCTATGGCGTACACCAAGCAAGTCAAGGCTGCTTCGGTTCTGAACAACGGCTTCAACTCCGCCTTTGTTGGTGGTGATGGCGTCGCATTGTTCTCGGCTTCGCATCCGCTGATTTCTGGTGGCACCAACAGCAACACCCCGGCCGTCGCCGCCGACTTGAATGAAACCTCGCTTGAAGCGGCCGTCATTCAAATCTCGCTGTGGACTGACGAACGTGGCCTGCTGATCGCCGCCAAGCCCCGTAGACTGATTGTTCCGCCGGCACTGCAATTCGTTGCTACTCGTCTGCTTGAAACCGAACTGCGTGTTTCGACTGCCGACAACGACATCAATGCCCTGAAGAACAACGGTTCGATTCCGGAAGGCTACACCATCAACCACTTCCTGACGGACAGCAACGCATGGTTCCTGACCACGGATGTGCCGAATGGTATGAAGCATTTCGTTCGTACCCCGCTGTCTACTTCGATGGATGGTGATTTCGACACCGGCAACGTTCGCTACAAGTCGCGCGAACGGTATTCGTTCGGCTGGTCGGACCCGCTTGGCATGTTCGGTTCGCCGGGTGCCTAAGCACTAGTAGTAGGGAGAGGGGGCTTGTGCCCCCTTTCTTTTTGCCATAGAATGCTGCACTGCATCATTTATTAACTTAAGGAGATTCACATGAACTACAAAGAAGTTTTTGCTCAATGGTCGTCGGCCTGCCGTGATATTGCTGCAACGCAATTTGGCTATTTTATGGATGGCTGGAAAAGTATGGAGAAGCAACTTCAAGACAACACTAAGGTTGATTGGGTTAGTTTCTGGAAGAAGTAACAGTAGGGGCTTCGGCCCCTTTTTATATTGCATGTTTCTTTGCTAGGTGGTATAAGTCAAACACCTAGGAAACCGGCCAACCCAACTGACCTAGCAGACTTTGTAGAGATGGTTTGGCTAAGTGCTACAACACGGAGATTTAAATGGCTAATACCACTTTTAATGGACCAGTTCGTTCGCAGAACGGCTTCCAAACTGTTTCGATTAATTCGACCACAGGCACTGTTTCGACCACCTCGACTATTGGTCCCGCCATGTCGGTTGATTCTGTTACTGCCACCGGCGCTATTTCGGGGGCTAGCGTTGCTGCCACGGGTGCTGTTACTGGCGCTAGTTTGTCGGCTACTGGAAATGTCACCGCTGATAGTGGTACTGCCCCGGTTGCTGGCGGCGCTGCTGCGTTCTTTGCCACTTCGACCGCGGGTTTGGGCATCTATGTTGGTTCGGGTGCACCGACTGTGTCGGCAGCTCAAGGCTCGCTGTATATCCGCACCGATGGCTCCTCGACCAGCACCCGTCTTTACGTAAACACCAACGGCTCGACGACTTGGACTAACGTAACTACCGCCGCGTAAGTTTGCCAAATAAGGAGCATTCCTATGGCAACTTATGGCACAGTTTCTTCTGTATCCCAAAGAGGGTTATTTGAGCCTTTTGAATTGCAGGTGGCTCGGGGGCAGATTGCATTTCATTCCGTTGTAACGGTGTCTGGCTATAACTCAGATGTTGATACTGCATGGGAAATGATTACCCCTGTGGGGGACTTGTCTTACCCCGCGGCTGCGTTGCAGATGACTGTGAGTTCATCAAGCGCCAGCGATACGGCGGCAGGCACGGGCGCGCGAACTGTGCTGATTACGGGGTTGAATGCTAATTACGGGGTCATTTCCGAAACCGTTACTATGAACGGTCAAACCGCGGTAACGACTACAAATTCATTTTTGCGCATCAACAATATGTTGGTGACAACCGCGGGTACGGGTTCTGCAAATGCTGGTACCATTTACATTGGAAGTGGTGCCGTGACCTCTGGTGTTCCAGCAGTTGTTTACAATGTAATTGCTGTTGGTTACAACAACGCAACATCAAGTCAATACACCATCCCTGCTGGATATACTGGATATTTGGTTATTGCGCGAATTGGTTTGGCGCAAGATACTGGAACCAGCTTGATTACCGCAAGGACTCGGTTT